TAATCTGTCCACCAGATTCTGATTTAATTGTATAATTACCGTTTTCTACACTTACAACTTTTGACATCTATAATTCCTTTTAATGTAGGGGTATTACACCCCTACATTTTTAATATTTACTGCTTAGGTAAGTTAACACTTAGTACTGCGTTAGGTACTGAAGCATTTTCACCGTCGCTGTTGTCAATACCAATACCGTAAATTACGTTGTCGGCGTTAGCAACAGTTGCGCCACCTGCAGAACCTTCAATTTGTACAGTTCTGTTTCTTAATTTAGAAACTTGATATACAGTTGAGTCTGAACCAGTTGCATCAATTCTAAACGAAGCAGTTGGCATACTTGCATTTCCTGCTGTTGTAAGTGTGCAAACTGTGTCACTTGCTGCTGATCCTGGAGCAGGTGAAAATGTACCAGTTGCGTCAGAATCTAATCTGATCATAAACTTAGCATCTCCGATTTGTTTTACAATATGTGCTGCTGTTGTTGCTTCTGAACCAGACAAGTTGTGTCTGCTTACAGCAATACGGCCTGTACCGTATCCAATTTTATCTTTGTTAATAGGTCTTCCCATTTGTTTTCTCCTTTATTAGAGCCCGATGCACGTTCTAGGTGCTACGCTGTTGGTTTCAGCATAAGTCCGCCTTGCGGCTCGCTATCTGACATATGTATTTATCAATGTATTCACAATAGATTAAAAAGTCATAAAAAAAGGGCGACATAAGCCGCCCTTTTTGATTTATAATTGCTAATAAAACTTAGCTGAAGCTTAGGTTTGCAGCTGTCACTTCTACCTTTTCTAGGTAGTCAGCAGCATTACCAAGCGATGAAGCTGTGTTTGATAACTCAACATATCCGTATCTAGTCATGAAGCTCACAACTGGTTCGAATGTTGATGGATCAAGTACAACGCCACTGCTCATTAATGGAATGTATGGGCAGTAGAACGCTGCAGCGTCTGATTCGCTTGAACCTTTGTATCCTACTAGAACATCGTCATCTGCAGCATATGTGTTTACATATACTTTCATTGCGTTGTTTAGTGTTCCAACAAACTTAGTGTTTGTAGGTGCTTCAAATGAACCTTCAGTTGTTCTTGCAAACGCTGAAGTTGTAGCACTCTGTAGCACTGTTAAAGTTGCTGGAGATACAACAGCCCAGTTTCCTGCGCCTCTACGTGTACGCTGTGCAATTCTGTTAGCCGCTCTGTTGATTAGAACTGCTAAAGCAGCATGCTCGTCACCAACAAATGTAGCTGTACCAGATACAGCAGCCTGATCGTATGTATCAGTTCCTGTTCCTGCTAATGTAGATAGTGAACCTAGGATCTCTTGATCAATTTCAGCAGTAATTTCTTGTGCTAAAGCAGCCATAATTTCTGCTTCAACGTCGATACCATGCTGTGACTGAGCGTCCTGTGCAGATTCAAAAGTCCAGCGAGCTGATAGCTTTCTAGTCTTTGCTTCTACAGTTTGCTTCAAGATCTGAATTGATAGTCTGTTTCCAGCACTACCTTCAAGTGATGCAGTTGATGCCGGAGCATTTGTACCGTCACCTGAATAAGATTCAGCAATCTTGAATGGGCTAAGAGCTTCCTCACCAGCTACTGCTCCGCTTGCGCCTGAGCCAACTGTGTCTGAGTAGCGTACTCTTAGTGTGTGGATCTGACCCACTGGTCCAGTCATAGGCTGGACACCAACTAGTTCATTTGCAATGACTGTTGGCATTACACGTCTGATGACGGGTAAAATAACTCTGTTAAGAGTTGCAACATTACCGGCAGAAGTTGCACCAGCTGTAGCAGTCTCTGCCAAATACGATCTTGTATTTTCTAGAGTGGTTGCCATCACCTGTTTCTTTGTGCCTGATAGGCCTTCAAGAAGTGCAGTCTTTGTATCCTGCCAGCGACTTTCTAATAGTTCTGACATTTGGTTTCTCCTTAATTTAATCCAGCAAGTTTACGTAATTCAATTACGTTATTATCACTTGCTTTGTCACTAACGTTAGTTTCTTCTCTATTGCCTGTTATTTCTTTGCCTTCTGTAATTACTGCCTTCTTTGCTGGAGTTTTACCGTCTATTACTGCCGGTAGGTATTTGTCAAACGCAGACTGAAGTCTATCAGTTTGAACGCTTTCCAGTAAATCTTCCATAATGCCCTTTTGATCCTTTGATAAAGGAGCAATTAGTTCATTAATAGTTTTGTTTCTTTTAGCCGCATCTGAAATTTTACGAATTTCTTCGTCTTTGCTTTCAGCTATTTTTTGCTTTTTAGCAACTTGAACTTTTGCTTCAGCTAACTGCTTATCTTTCAACTCAACTACTTTTAATAGTTTAGATGTTTCTGATTTCTCATTTAGATAAGAATTAGCATATTCTGATGCAAATGCTTCAAATAGTTTGCGACCAAAGTCATTTTTACGAGCTGATTCAATATCTTCTTTTAGCTGACCAATTTCTCTGTTAAGAACTTTGTCAGTAATTTTAGCTACTTTATCAGCACTCTTTTCAACAAATTGTGTTTTTAACTTGTTGAAGTGTGACTTAGCTTCACGTACTAGTCTTACTTTAGTTTCTGCTAGGTCTTTTTTGTCTTCGTTGAACTCTGCAATTTCTTTTGCAAGTGATTCTACAACGAAATCTTCAAGCATTTTAAACTTGTTAGCCATAGATTTCTGATCTTCGTGTAGCTCTCCTACTTCTTTTGATAGTTGATCAACTACAAAAGTTTTAAGTAGACCAGCATTTTCTCGCATAGCAACAACATATTTTGCTTTTGCTTCTGCAAGTTGTTTTCTATCTTCAGCAAATTCTTCAATTTCTGAAGCTAGACGCTCAGAAAGCATTGTATCAATAGCTTCGACCATAACTTTTTTATCATGATCATATTTCTGAGCAAACTCTTCACGGAGTTCAGCAGTCACCTGTTGACGATTTTCTTTGACTTTAGCATTCCATGCTTCTTCGATTTCGTGGCGCACTTCTTCGGAAACTACATCATTTTCAAAAAGTGTCTTTAGTGCATCCAACATTTGTTTCTCCTTATTATTGGAGTCGGTTGATTATATTAACCAACGATTCTCTTAAGTACTTTTGAGCCTTTTTATCTTCTTTTGTTGCCTGTGCTATTTCATAAGCCTTATAGCCACCTCTGGCATTCATCAAGTGTTCATAGATTGGCGTAGGATACGCCCCAGGAGCACTTGGTTGTGCAACAACGTCAACAGTTATGATTTCAAAATCACTGACTTCGCCGCTACCATCTTCTTTTACATTACCAGAACCTCTTGACGAGACGCCTAGTTTAACTCCGCTTTCAAGCATTGTTTTAACTAGTTGTCCCATCGGTGTTGGTAAAATTTTCATTTTTCCATAACCATTTGGACCATCCATCCACATTTCGGTAATCATGTGACTGACTCTGTCCAGGTTAATGTTAAGACCTTCAGGATGATCAACCTCACCAAGAACACTGTATCCTCCGCTTACTTGATCATTGAGAGTTTTGACAGCCCTGCCAATTTCATTTACAGGATATACACGTTGGTTCGCATTGCGTACACCCCCTTGAATACAAATACCTTTCATAAAAAGATCTTTGCCTTCATTGGCATTCTCAACCACCATTTGAGCTTGGTCGAATGTCAGGTGCTCTCGTAAGTAATTGCCCATCTTCAAGTCCTTAGCTTCCGATCATTGATTTTTTATCGGGAGCCGCATCGCCTGCGCCTTTTTTCTCAGCGCCGTGGCCTTTTGGCATAGACTTCATTGACTTACTTGCTTTACCACCAGGAACATTTACATTACCTGCATTATCTTCCTTTGTTGTTGGTGCTGCAAGACCGCCTGTTGTGCCGCCGTTTCCGCCGTCACCGCCTTGTACCAAGTTACTTGCAGTGCCGCCCATGTCGTTTTTACCAGCTACGATTGACTTAGTGTTTGCACCGTTGTCGCCCATTTTAGCTGTTACTTTTTCTACATATTCGCGCATCTGCTCTGTTTCAGACTTAGGAGTTGTTTTTTCTTCAACTTCTTCATCTGATGC